CCTCATGCTCTGCGGCTTCGTGGGCGAAGTCCTGGCCGTTGTCCTCGCTGGTGAGCCAGTCCACCTTGTTGTCGATGAGGTTGAACAACTCGTCGGCCTGACTAGGCGTGTACGCCCCCGACTTCAGACGCTCTTCGGTGATGCTGCGGAACCGCTCCAGTTCCGCGACCGTCTTTGCCTTGTTGACCGCGAGGCGGCTTCTTTGCATCGCGTCTTCGTTGGCCGAGAGGGCCGGCGACTGTGCCGCTGGTTGTGCGATAGCAGCGGCTGTTGCAGGGGCGTGCGCACGCTCCACAGCCGCCGGGCGACTCTCGGTTTGCGGGAACTTGGGACGAACCACGACGGGCTCTCTGGCCGGTTCGGTGGCCGGATAGTCCTGGGCTTCCTCGGCGGTGATGAGCCCACGCAAGGCGTCGGCGAAGGCGTTCCGCAGGGCGAAGCCACGGGCACGCAGCGTCAGCATCCTGGCCGGGTACTGCGTCCACGGGCCGCTCTTGCCGGCGAGCCCGGCCCGTTTGGCGTCGGCCATGCTGAACCGGCTCACGGTCGGCTGCGGGTAGCCACGCCGCTTCGCCTCGCACACGGCGGTGAGGTTGTCGCCCTCGCCCTCGGTGTATTCGCGGACGTACTCGCAGACGGGCGAGCTCTGCACCAGGGCCAGGGCAGCGTCGCCCCAGATCGTCGGCCGCCCGTTGATGACGGCGATGCTCTGGAGCGATTGCATCGGAGACAGCCCAACTTCGCTGCCGTGCTGAATCGCCAGCAGGCAGGACTCGGGCTTGCCCTTGAAGTCCTTGGGGGCGAACTCCGATGCCGCCACCATCTTGGCGAACCGGAAGGCGTCATCGAACGATTGCAGGGCCAAGCCGGTCGAGGCCCGCTGTGTGCTGATTTCCGTGGTCATGTGCGTCGTTTCCTTTCGTCGCGTGAAGTGAATCCCGCTCGGCGTCCTGCGTTGCGGGTGATTGGTGCGTCCTTGCTGCTGGGGCTCCGCCCCACTCCTTCCGTCCGCCAGTTCCACCAGCGGCCGGCGTATGAGTTGGGTTCAAAACGGCACGATGTCCTCGGCCGTCACCGCGTAGTGCAGATGCCCCTCGTCTGGCACATGCCGCTTGACGTGGTAGATGTCCGCGTCGAGCACCTCGACCACGACGCCGTTGAGCGTCTGGCCCTTCTCAATCCAGCGGATGCGGTCGCCCACGGCGTAGGTCGTGTGCAACGAGCCGTCGCGGTAGGTGGTGATGCCGGAACTCACGGTGTGCTCGGGCAGGTAGCTGACGGCTGCGGCGTATTCGCGTTCGTGCGGGTCGTTCATCGCGTTCTCCTTTGGGGTTGGGTCGGAAGTGTAAGTACGTTCAGTACGGCGTCAAGGGGCGGAACCAACAAAATGAGGGGATTGGAAATTGCGTACACCAGTGCGACCAACGGTGTCATAGGTGCTGTGTCGGTAGCGTCAGTTCGGCTATAGGGTAGCGTCAGTTCGTCACCGCACAATGCCTAGTGCTGCGTCTGCGAGCTCGAGCGTGGCACGTCCGAAGTGGCGAAGCCGGCCGGGCTGGGCCTGCTGGGGCATCGCGTAGGTCGGCTGGCCGCCGAGGCACTGCCGATGGGCAACGTCCACGGCTGCAAGTTGGTAGCGGGTCTCGACGAGCAAGGCGGAACCGGCGGCCATGACGGCGATTGCCAGGGCGGCGCGGGTGATGTCGCGGATCATCGCGGGAGTCCTGTCCGTGATGCCCGCCGGCCCTGTGCCGGCGGGCTGGTGGCTGTTCAGGCGGCAGCCATTTCGCAGGCTGTCTCAATCATCGTGCGGACGGCGGCGGTCTTGTATGCGGCGAGTGCGGCCTCGACGGTCGCAAACCGCTTGCCGAGCCCCCTCCAGCAGCGGTGAGAAGCGTTCTTCACGACCACGCGAACGTGAGCGTCAACGCCACGGCAGACCCAGATGCTTGCGGCGTGCTTGCCACAAACCATCTCGGCCGCAAAGTGCTCGTTGCCGTTGTAGCTGCGGCGGGCGGTGCTGGTGATGCTGATGTCCATCGTTTCGTCTCCGTCTTGCGTCTCGTCAGGTCCCAATCGCCTGACTGGGGTACTGTAGGCTATCGTCAGTTAGGCGTCAACCCCATGAATCGGATTTTCTTGGGGTGCGTTTTCGCTGGGGAAAACGCTACTTCTGGGCGAACAGCGGCCCGGCTCCCGCCGCCGCCCCGATCCTCGCCTTGGCAATCTCGACGTACTCGGCCTCGCGTTCGATGCCGATGAAGCGGAAGCCTTCAAGGATCGCCGCCTTGCCGGTGGAGCCGCTGCCGGTGAACGGGTCGAGCACCACGCCGCCCGGTGGCGTGACGAGGCGGCAGAGGTAACGCATGAGGGCGGTCGGCTTCACGGTGGGGTGGTGGTTGCCTCGGGGAAGCCGCTGCAACTCTCCGGTCTTTGCTGTGGCGTTCTTGGTGTGCCCTTCTGGGCCACATGCTCGAACTACTTGCGGAAGCCCCTCGCACCCTTCATCCCGATCCGCCTTGCTCGCCTTGGCGCAGTAGAAGAAGCGGGCGGCAGAGCCGGAGTCGCCGAAGCCTGTCAGCGGCGTGCCGTTGCCGCCGCCTTGCAGAACCATTCCCCTTGCCGTTCTAACGGCATCGCCGGGCTTGCCGCTTTTGCACTGCGGAAACAGCCCCACCACCTCGTCGCTGCCGTCGTGGATGACGTTGGCGGGCCAGCGGCCTAGGCCGTCGTTGAGGTTCGCGGCCTTGGTCCCCCACCCACCTTCGTATCCGTTCTTCTCTTGATGCCGCGAAAGAACCCTGCCGCCTTCGCTCTTTTGATCGCCCGCAGCGATGCCCACCCTGCACCCATCCACGTTGATCCCGCCCGTGCCGTGCGTCATCACGTTCTCGGCCACGGTGCCGCAGAGCGGCTTGCGGGCCACGATGATCGGCTCCCAGGCGGGTTTCAACGCCGTGCCCCAGCCTTGCCAAGCCGTTGCGGGAGCCGTTGCGGGAGGGCGCGTAATCGAACCATATGCGTTGCCTTGGCCCTTGCCGCCGACGGTAGGAAGCCCAACCACCTCCCGCTCCGCTCCCGCCGCCTTGTCAATCGCCTTGCTCACGTCGTGCGACTTCGGGAACCCGCTGCCGTAGACCCACATCACGCAGTCGCGGATTTCCCAGCCTGCATCTTCGATGGCACACGCGAGCCGGTGATACGTCCGCGTGCCGCCGAACGCGAGCAGATGGGCACCGGGTTTTGCCACGCGCAGGGCTTCGAGGAACACGGCGTTCATCGCCTCTTGAAAGGCGAGCATGTCGCGTGCCTGACGCTTCTGGTAGTCGGCGCACGCCCGCTGCCTGCCGCCCTGCCGAGACGCGCCGGTGTTTACGGCATCCATCTGCGGATTCCTCCGCATGGCGATGTCGCCCTCCTTGAACGAATCCCAATCCTTACCCATGAAGGACAGGCCGTAGGGCGGGTCGCAGATGACGGCGTCAACGCTCTCGGCGTCGAGCTTCGCCATCACTTCGCGGCAGTCGCCGTGGTGGATTTGGCATTGCATGCCGCCAGAGTGGCGAGCATGTCAAGCGAACAGCCTAGCCCTTCCGGCCCGGCTTCTTCCGCTTGGCGGCGGGACGCTTGGCGAGGTGCTTCTTGCCGACCGACCGTGTGGTCAGATCGTCGCGGGCAGCCTTGGCGGCAGATGTCGGAATGAGCCAGACACGCTGGCCGATTCGACGTGCGCCGGGCAGCTTGCCCTCGCCGAGCAGGGTGCGAACCCAGCCCTCGGAACAGCCCATCACCTCGGTGGCTTCTGCCACAGTGAGGTATTCGCCGCCGTCGAGTTTTTGGGGAGTCATACAGACCATCCGTGGAAATGTACCGCCCAGCGTTAGTTGGTCAACCGACACGAACTGCCATTGTCTCTGGGATTCTCACCGCTGTACACTACTTATGCCCGATGTTTCGAGCGGATGGGGTGGGATTCCTAGCACTGTACACGTGTACAACAAGCCCCTACACTGTCCGCTTCCAAGCCTGGA